TTACCAAACGATTTTTGAGTCTGGCGACGATATTGCTTTCGGTACGCTCGCAGCAACCAAGGTCGATGATTACACAATCTGGCAGGTCAACGCTGTCTTCTCTGCTGTTTCACTTATTAGCGACACAATTAGCACGCTCCCAATCGACTGTTTCATCAACAGAGATGGCGCTCGGTTCCCCTTCCGGCCTAAGCCAGCATGGGTAGACAAGCCAGATGTTGACATTCCGAGGCCAGCGTTCTATTCGCAAATCATCACAAGTATGCTCCTCGACGGTAACGCTTTCATTCGTGTCTACTCAAATCCTCGCGGAGAGGTTGTCAACCTTGTCGTTCTAAATCCTCTGACGGTGAAAATCCAACGGAGTGCGCTGGGCCGGCTCATGTTCAAGATCGATGGTCAGGAAGGCGTTCTGACCGGAGAAGAAATAATCTTTATACCAGATGTGTTACGGCCTGGTGACGTTCGTGGCGTATCCAGGGTGGAAGCACTTAAAGAGAACTTCGGTTTAGCATTAGCGCTCGAAAAATTCGCTAGTCAGTTCTTCGGCGCTGGGACTAACCTCACTGGTGTTATCGAGTTCCCAGGTAATCTGACCGCTGAGCAGGCTCGCGAGTTGGCTAATGGTTTCGATAACCGTCACAGAGGTTGGAAGAAGGGCCACAAAACAGGAGTCCTGTCGGGTGGCGCTACGTTCAAGACGACACAGATTGACCCAGAGAAGTCAACCCTTATCGAATCGCGCAACCAGGCGATCGCTGATGTTGCTCGCGCTTTCAATGTTCCGCCACACCTTCTGGCACTACCCGGAACAAACTCTTACGCTTCGGTTGAGCAGACGAACCTTGCTTGGTTGGCTCACGGCCTCCGCCCGATAATCGAAAAAATCGAAACTGCTATGACTCCGTTGATGACGAGATCTCCTGGTGGCGAGAACGCTTACATCAAGTTTAATACGAACGCTCTCGTTAGGACTGACCTGGCTGCCCGGAGTTCTGCTTATTCTGTTGGGTTACAGGCTGGCTATCTGTCTATCAATGATGTTCGCCGGCTAGAAGACTTGCGACCTATCGATGACCCTGCTGCTGAGAATGTACGCGTACCGTTGGCTAACGTAAACGTAGACGCTGCGAACCTGGTTGCTGACGAGAAGCGTGTCGCAATCGCTCAAAGTCTCGTTCTGGCTGGTTACGATCCTGCCCAGGCGTTAGTCGTTGCTGGCTTGGAGCCTATGCGTCATACCGGAGTTCCTAGCGTTCAGTTACAGAACGTGGCGAATATCAATCCAGCGGATCCCGAATCAGTTTACGAGGTGTAGTAATGGCAATAATTCATCGTCAGGTAACGCTTGGTACGGCCCCTACGGAGATTGTTGGTCACGACAATATGCCTCATGAAGTAATTTTGCACAACATGAGCAAGACTGGTAATAACTATGTTTTTTTTGGTGGTTCCGCTGTTGGTACTGCTAACGCTCCGCACATTGATCCGGGTGAAACAATCCAGTTTACTTTGGGCCCTGATGACCGTATGTTTGCGGTGTCTGACCCTGCCGGTGTTGTGGTTGGTGTTTTGGATATTAGGAAGGCAGACTAATGGCTCCTTACTATATTGAGCAGGATAACCCGACGTGCGAGGTTGGTCAATGGGCGACGGTGAAAGAAGACGGCGAAGTTATGGGCTGCTTCGACTCTAAAGAGGGCGCTATCGACCAGGCTGTCGCAATCTCTATTGGCGAGGATACAGAGTTTCTGGGTGAACGCTCACTACGGGCTGAGCCAGGGGAATTGTCTGTTGGCGATTTTGTGGAGTGGGAATCTTCAGGAGGTATGGCTCGCGGTCGTATCGAACAAATTATTACCGAGGGTTCTCTCAATATCCCTGACAGCGAGTTCACTATCAACGGTTCCGAGGAGGATCCGGCTGCCCTAATCCGTATCTACCGGTTCGAGGAAGATGAAGAAACGGGAGAAACGTATTGGGACGACACTGATACGCTCGTCGGCCACAGATTCTCCACCCTGACGAAGATTGACCCATTGCCCACCGAGCCTGAAGATGATGACGACGAAGACGATCAACAGCGTCAAGTTGATTTGTCTCCACCGGCATACATGAGGGCTTCGGCTAGGCGTGGTCTGGCATGGCATGAGGCTGGGCTGTCCGGTGATGGGATTGTCGATCGTACGATTCGGGAGGCTCGCGCGATGGCGGAAGGAAACGTGACTGCCGATAAGTGGGTGCGTTTGCGTGCTTGGATTGCTCGCCACCTGGTAGACATGGACGCTCCGGCTAATATGCCTGGGAACGATGGCTACCCTGGGGCTGGCGCTGTTGCTATGGCCCTTTGGGGTGGCGGAGGCTCTAAGCGGAGCGCTCAACGGGCGTTCGATTATGCGGAAGGTGTCGTTGCTAGACTGGAAGCAGAAAATCAGGGTCGCGCGAAAGGCGAAGCATTGAGCAAACTGGAAACACGAATCAACGTAGTCGATTTTGAGATTCGCGAAGACGGAGAAGGCGGAATGACCTTCACAGGTTATGCTGCTGTGTTCAACTCAAACAGCGAACCACTCCCCTTTATCGAACGGATTGCTCCTGGCGCTTTCCGAGGATCCTTGAAGAACCGTAACGATATCAAACTGTTGTGGAACCACGAGACTGGCTCTGTCCTCGGCTCTACCCGTGCGAAGACTCTACGGTTGACGGAAGACGATCGAGGCCTTTATGTGGAGGCTCAACTACCAAACACAACCCTCGGTCGTGACGCACGCGAACTTATCAAGCGTGGCGACGTTGATTCTATGTCCTTCGGTTTCACAGTTGCCAGAGACGGCGAATCATGGTCAGATGACGGTCGCGAGCGCACCCTCCGCAAAATCAATCTTCACGAGGTCAGCATTGTTGCTTTCCCAGCGTATCCGGCTACCGCAGGCACAGCCAACGTGCGTGGTCTAGACAAGGTTGCTCAACGTGCTGAAGTAGATGTTGACGCTCTCGCAGACGCTTTACTGAAACTAGAGGCAGGCGAAGACATTACTGTTGATGATCGTGATCTGCTGAAAACAGTTATCGACCGTCTCGCTCCGCAGGAAGAAGCAGTCGGTGAGAGTAAGGGCGACTTCGATATGCTCGCTTTGAAGAAGAAGAAACTCGAATTACTGCTGGGGCTGTAATGGCCGATAAAGAAGCAATCAAGAAGGCGATTCTTAACGCTGCCGGTAATCCGTCTGTTGGCCCGATTGCGGAGATGGCTGACGAGATTGCTGAGGCTATCGTCAACTTAGGCAATCCTAACCGCGCTGTCAAATACTCTGAAGGCCTCTCTGGTAGCAAAGAAACACGCGTTATCGACGCTCGCGAGACACGATAGCCGGAGCGCCAGTAGTCCTCCGTTATACAATCTAAGTATCGGATTCGTGCGTTACCGCTGCCGGCACAGTTGAGCGTTACCGCCACTGGCCTAACCATAAACTAACTAAGGAGACTAATGTCTGAGTTCATCAAGACTCAGCAGGAGATCCGTGCCAACCTGACTCACCAGATCCGCGATGTTATCGACGGTGCTGAGGCAGACAAGCGTGGGCTCGACGCTGCTGAGATCGACAAAATCAACAAAATCGAAGACGACATTCGTCGCGCATCTGAGGCCATCGAGGTCGCACAGCGCAACGAGGAGCGTTCTGCCCAGGCAGCCGAGGCTGCTCGCGGTTTCATTCCCGTAACTGAATCGCGTACCGACGCTGAAATCTTCCGGGCTATGGCTCGCGGAGAGGTTCGCTCGCACACGTTCGAGAAGCGCACCCTCGTCAACTCCGCAAACACCGTTCCAGTCGAGTTCTTCGATCAGGTAATGATGATTGCCCGTCTTGTCGGCCCATACCTCGACGTTGCTGATGTTATCCAGCGTTCTTCCGGTTCGGATCTTCGCATCCCAACCATGACCGCTTACAGCACCGCAACTGAGATCACTGCTGGTTCCGCTATCGACGAGTCCAACCCGACCTTCAGCTCGATCCTTCTGTCCCCGAAGAAGCAAGCCTTCATCGTTCAGATCGCTAACGAACTGTTGACTGACGCTGGCTTCGACATTCAGAGTGTCATCGCTGAGCAGGCTGGTAACGCAATCGGCACCAAAGCCAACTCCTACATTCACGCGATCGTGGGTACGGCTGCTGGCTCCGGTGTGACCGCTGGTACGACTAACGCGTTCACTGCTGACGATCTCATCACCTTGGCGTACAGCCTTGATGGTGCCGCTCGTCGCTTGCCAGGTGTCGGCTACATGGCCAACACTCAGACGCTCGGATTCATCAGGCGTTTGAAGGACAATCAGGGACAGTACATTTACGATCCCCAGGTTGGTGGCCCCGACCGTGTGCTCGGTTACGAGATCTACGAGAACCCAGCCGTCGCGTCAATCGGTTCCGCTGCCAAGGCTGTGTTCTTCGGACACTGGCCTTCGGTGAAGGTGACCACGACCGGACTCGAAGTTGCGACCTCTACGGACGCTTACTTCGCGAACGACGTGACCGCTTACCGGTTCGTGTACCGTCTCGACGCTGGCTTGACTCACGCAAGCCACGTGAAGTACCTGGCTCTTGCCTAAGCACTAGCCGAAAAGAGTGGAGCCCCAGGTTGTAGGTTTCCTGGGGCTCCGCCCTTTTTCTGGGAGTTAGATCTTGGAAAGCGTTAGAGCGTAGTCGCGACCGGGAGCGTATCCGTTGTCGCTGGCCCACTGGTGGAGTTTCTCTAGGTGCTTGGCTGCTGCCGTGAAGGTCTGGTAGAACAGTTCGTCTGTCCGGCCCAGTTTCTTGTCTTCGATTACGATGCTGTAGACTCCGGTGTTCATTTTCGTTTCCTCTCAGATTTTCTTGGTGTCGTAGGCTGTGCGGAAGTTTTTGTTACCGGGGAGGCGAACCATGACATTCCAAGAGTTACACCCTACTGAAAGGCTGAAACTTTCTGCTTCTTCATAAGTAGAAAAAATTTCTGATACATGGTTAGTCAGGATTTCCGCATATTTGCGGTAACGCGAACCTTGCATCATTGCCATTTTGGGGTTATAGCTAGGGTTTGGTGCCGCAGTGGTCCACTGAACTCTGAACTCTGAGCCAGCCTGGAAGTTATCGGTTGAGTATGTCATTTTGTTTCCTTTGGGTGAGGGAGAAGCGGTCATGATATAAGGATACTGGTATCCCTACTAAATATCTACTCCAAACCGAACTTTTTTAGAAGTTTTTTTGCTACTCTTGACCCATGCCAACCTACGAAAAAATAAGAGGATCCGTCGCGATTGCCTCTAACTCTCCCCACGCTCCCACCGGATACGGTGTTCAAGTTCAGATGCTCGTTGAGCGCCTAGTCCGTCACGGCCTACACACCGCAGTCATCTCCAATTACGGCTTAGAGTGCAAAATCGACACCATCAAAACTAAGCACGGAACCGCCACACACTACCCGAGGGGAATGACGCTTTACGGCGAAGATGTTATCCCAGTCTGGTATCAGAAGCACATCGAGGAGAAGCCCAACCAGCCACACTTCCTTATGCCGATTTACGATGTTTGGGTTTACAACAAACTAAGGTTCGATCACCCAATTTATCCTTGGGTTCCGCTCGACCATGTTTCGTTACCGCCGGCAGTCGGAGAGTTCCTGTCACGCGAAAACGTCAAACCGATTACTATGTCTCCGCACGGTTATCGTCAACTCGCGAAAGCAAATATAGAATCTGTTTATATTCCGCACGCTGTCGATACCAAGATTATGACTAAGACGGAGAAGGTGGAGGGTGTGCCGACTCGCGAGTTCATGGGTATCAAAGAAGACACCTTCCTCGTATCAATGGTTCAGGCGAACAAGGCGAATGGAATTCTCCACAGGAAAGCATTATCAGAACAGATAATGGCGTTCGCAATGTTTCACAAGAAATATCCCGACTCGCATTTGTATCTTCACATGGAACCTTCACCAATCATGGGAGGTTACTCCGTAGAGTTACTACTTCAAGCGGTCGGCCTCGGCGACGGCACCGTGACAATCGCTGACAGTAATCAGTTGCGTATCGGATATCCAGCAGAAACTCTCGCTGCGCTCTACACGACCACAGATGTTCTTCTCGCAGCGACTTATGGCGAGGGTTTCGGTGTTCCGGTTATAGAGGCTCAGGCCTGCGGTACCAAGGTTATTACGTCAAACTGGGCTGCGACACAAGATCTCGTTGGCGAAGATTCATACCTGGTCGATGGTCAACCTTTCTGGGACGAGCCACAGAAAGCGTTCTTCCATATCCCAAGCATTGGCTCAATGGTCAACGCTTTAGAGTTGGCGTATAAAGCAGAGCGAGGATTCTCTCCAATCGCTCGCAAGTTTGCGTTGGACTTTGACGTGGAAACTGTTTGGGATAAGTATTGGTTCCCTTTCCTGAAGCAAGTATTCGATGCTCAATAAGTTGCGCGTCTACACGGGTGGTACGTTCGATCTGTTTCACGCCGGTCACGTCAACTTATTGCGGAAATGCCGGCAGTTGGGTCGCGTAGTTGTGGCGTTGAACACCGACGAGTTCATTGAGGCTTACAAAGGTAGAGCGCCGGTGTGTTCTTTTGAGGAGCGTGCTGAGGTACTCTGGGCTTGCCGATATGTTGACGAGGTGGTCGAGAACATCGGTAACGCTGATTCTAAAGTCACAATCGACGAGGTAAAGCCTGACGTAATCGCGATTGGCACCGATTGGGCCCGCAAAGATTACTACACCCAGATGGGCTTCGACCAACAGTATCTTGACGATCGCGACATATCGCTAATCTATATTCCGTACACCTGGAGCATATCCACAACCGAACTGAAAGCGCGTAGTGCAAATAATAATAGGAACAACACCAGATCGATCTAATTGGTTGGCCGAATGCGCTGCGTCAATCGGTAGGCCGTTTATCGCGGTATCTAATTATGGTTACGAGTTGGGCAAGATCCGGTGGGTTATGGAGAATACCAACATCGAGCGTTTCTTGTTCTTACAGGACTCGGTGATTATCAAGTCGGAGGGTTTCTGGGATTTGCTTGACGCTTACCAAGGATCTGTCTCAATCAACCAGGATCCCACTTATTACGGTTCTTACCTGGGAGTTTATGAGCGCTCGATTCTGAAGCACTTAGATTTGCCTGTGATGGAGACGAAACGGGACGCGGTAACGCATGAGGTGGATTGGGCTCGTCGATATATTCAGGTTGGGGGAACTGTGCCGGTAATGTTCCCAGATTTGCGCGACGGAGAGAAGTTTGAGTTACATGAAGGCCGAATGAACATGATTATCGAGAACGATTACATCAAAAAATATAAAGGCACTTGGAGTTACGACCAACTATGATTCCGAATCTTATTATTCCGGTCTTGAACCGATATGACCTTCTTCAGCGTTGCCTAATGTCGATTGATTTTCCGGTAGGCCATCTTCTAATCATCGACAACGGTTCGGCGAATAACCCGATTGATGCGGAGGTTGCGATCTCCGATTATGTGGAGATGACCACTTATCTGCCGATGCCGGCAAATCTTGGTGTGGCTGCGTCTTGGAATCTTGGAATAAAGTCGTTTCCGCACGAAGATGTGTGGTTTTTTGCTTCTAACGACGTGGAGTTTGGCCCAGGTGCCATTCAGAAACTCTCTGAGGCCAGTAGAGACGAGATAACCCTATCCGAAGGCTTTCCCTTTTGGCAGGTGTTTGCGCTCGGCTACGAGGCTGTCAGCAAGGTCGGTTTGTTCGATGAAGGGTTTTACCCAGCCTATTTTGAGGATAACGACTATCAGAGGCGAGCAATCCGAGCCGGAGTGAACATTCGCAAACTTGACATCATGGTCAGCCACGACAACAGTTCGACTATTAGATCTTCTTCCCTTTATACGGAACGGAACGACGCTACCTTTCGGTCTAACCAAATATATTTTGGCGATAAAGAACTGAACGATGATTATGGCCCAGGATCTTGGTCGGTGGAACGTAGGCGACAGAACTCTTGGGATTAGCCAGGTACAATAAACCTGGAGGCTCAAATGGCGATCGTCAACGGTTATGTTTCACTTTCTGAAGTGAAGGCTGCGCTCAGAATCACGGATTCCGCAGACGATGACCTACTGGAACTTAGTATCGAGGCTGCTTCTCGCGAGATCGATGGTTATTGTGAGCGCGTCTTCTACACGACCGGCGCTACGGCTGTTAGTCGCGTCTACATACCGACCGATAACTTCCTGACGGAGACAGACGACCTGGTGAGCGTAACCCAGGTGAAGACTTCATCGACTGGGGAATCTTTTGACACCACATGGAACCTAAGCACCGACATACAGTTGGAGCCCTTGAACGGTGTCTCCGGAGGGTTGGTCCAACCGTACACTCGATTGAGGGCAATAGGTGACTATCTTTTCCCTGTTTGGGATCCCAGGAATGTCAACGCTCATGAAGCGACTGTACAAGTAACTGGTGTTTACGGTTGGGCCAGCATTCCTAAAGCAATCAAGCAGGCTACCCTCTTGCTGTCGTTGCGTCAGTTCAAGCGTTATGACTCTCCTTTGGGGGTCGCCGGTTTCGGTGATATTGGCGTTGTTCGTGTCGGCAGGTTCGATCCTGATGTGGAGTCGCTGGTGTCTCCGTTCCGTAAGGTGCGTATGGCGTGAGTATCGCTGATATTCGGGAAGGCCTCGGCACGAATCTTCGCACAATCGCTGGGTTGCGTGTTGCGGAGACAATCCCAGATAACTTCTCTCCCCCGATCGCAGTTATTAGCCTAAGTAATATTCTTTATGACGAGTCTTTCCAAAGAGGGTTGACTCAATACAACTTCGTCGTCTCAGCAATCGTCGGGAGGGTTGCGGAACGGGAAGCGCAACGACGGCTCGATACTTACGCCTCCAACGGGTCAGCCTCCATCAAATCCGCCATTGAAAGTGACCGCACACTCGGTAGCGCTGCCTACGATGTACGCGTATCGGAGATGACAAACATTGGTGCTGTAGTATTAGGTGGAGATGTAACTTATCTTGCAGCCGATTTCGCTGTGAGTGTGTACGCAGAATAAGGAGAATACTGTGGCAAAGTTTGTCGCAACTGACTACAACATTACAATCAACGGCACCTCGTATAGCACGAGCCTCGCTGCGGTAACTCTTGATATCTCTGCGGAGGAGCAAGACACCACTTCTTTCGGAGGATCCGGCTACCGGACTCGTATTGGTGGCTTGAAGGACGCGAGCATTTCGCTTGACTTCCACCAAGACTTCGCTGCTGGCGCTATCGACGCTGTCCTGTTCCCACTTCTGGGTAGTCAGGCTACGGTCGTTGTGAAGCCAACCGCAGGAACGGTTTCGGCCACTAACCCGACTTACACTGGTGTTTTCCTTGTGACCGAGTATCAGCCTTTCGCTTCTAACGTAGGCGATCTGGCTACGCTTTCCGTCACCTGGCCTCTCGCTGGTACTGCCGGTATCGTTCGGGGAACCGCGTAACTAATGAATCCAATAAACCTACGCATTACTTTCGTTGACAGTTCAGAGAACACGGTTACTGCGGTTGCTGCCGACCTGATTGCTTTCGAGACGAAGTTCGATTTGAGCATCGTCAAGTTGGAATCAGAGATCCGGCTCACCCATATGTTCTTCCTCGCTTGGCACGTTCTGAAACGGACTAACCAAACCGATGCAGAGTTCGAGAAATGGGCGGAAACTGTTTCGGCAGTAACCGAGGCTTCTCAAAAAAAATAGTTGGGCTCGGCGAGAACAGCCTTCATTGGCAGATCGCAGCGTTGGCGGTTGAGACTGGTATTAGTCCGCGAGAACTTACCGAGTTAGAGCCCAGAATGTTGTGGACTATGGGCCGTTACGTTGTTGCTAGATCTCAGGCGATGCAACGTAAGCGGTAAACTGTATCGAGAGGAGTCCAATTATGCCTGTATATCCGACTATTGACGCGCAGGGTATACGCGAGGCGATAAACGAGTTGAAGAAACTCGATCCTGATTTGGTGAAGGCTCTCCGTTCAGATTTACGTTCTTCGTTGAAGCCTTTCGCTCAACAGATTAAGCAGGCGACGCCAGAAGATCCGCCTCTATCTGGCATGGCTCACCAAGGCGATACACGTTATACGCCGGATAGTGTCAGCGTTTCTTTGACGACAGGTAAATCGAGGAAGTTCCCAACGATGTCAGCCCTAGTTTCTTTCAGGGTTACCCCTAGGAATAAAGGTCGTGGTTTATATTCGGCTGAATTGGGTGGTTCGCGTTCGACCGGCTATACAGAGCAAGGTCGCAACATGATTGCTGTCCTCAATCAGCGCCAGCCGATGATTGGTGCTGGCGGTCGTTACGCTTACAATTCTTTCCGCAGACAGCAACCGCAAATTTTTGCCTTGGCCATTAGTGTTATCAATAAGCACGTCGCACAGGTAAATGTGAAGTTGGCAACCTAATGGCAATTATTCTCCCGATCCTTTACAAGTCTGATAAGGCTGGTCTCGACCAGGCGGAAGGCGCTCTCGCTGGTTTCAAAAAGAGTGTCCTGGGTATTGGTGCTGCTATTGCCGGCGCTTTCTCTGTTGCTGCTATCGGTAACTTCGCCAAGAGCGCAATGTTGGCTGCTGAAGAAGCGCAGGCCGTCAACAATGTTCTAGTTCAGGTGGCAAAGAACACGCTCCCAGTAACGGCGAACATTTCGGCTGCGACAGATCGCATGATTAAGTTCGCTGACTCGCAAGAAGTTTTGCTTGGTATTGATGGCGAGATTATCAAAAGCACTCAGGCTAAACTTCTCGGTTTCACTAACCTCGCTTCTTCTGCTGGTCAGGTTGGTGGGGTTTTCGATAGAACCCTTTCTGCCTCATTTGACTTGGCTGCCGCAACCGGCAAAGACGTTAGTGCCATGTCTACTGCTTTGGGTAAGGCGCTCGAAGATCCGCTTAGCGCTTTAGGCGGTCTTGCTAAGGGCCAGGTTAAGTTCTCTGAGTCACAACAAGAAATGATTAAGGGTTTAGTTGAGTCTGGCGATTTGCTGGGCGCTCAGGAGGTAATCCTCGGTGTTGTGGAAAGCAAGTTCGGTGGCGCTGCTGAGGCTGCTGCTAAAGGTTCCGAGCGTATGGCTAACGCTATGGAAAATCTTATGGAGACTGCTGGCGAACCGTTGCTCGGTGTATTCGCAGATCTCGTGACAGGATTGCAACCCGTTCTAGAACTCGTTGGCACAGAGATCGGGAAAGCCTTCACGGATCTTGGCCCAGTCCTCACAGATATTGTCGGCCTGTTGCCGAGTCTTATAGAGGCTTTCGTACCGATGATTCCGATTATCGGTGAACTCGTGGGCTTGTTCCTGGAAATGGTTGCCGGAGTTCTACCGTTGTTCGTTGATCTGTTCAATCAGTTGCTACCAGTGATATCGGAACTGGTGCCGATTTTGGCAGATACCTTTATGGTCGCGGTAGAGGCTTTGCTACCAGTGTTTATGGAACTCGTGAAGGCGCTCATGCCGATTGTGGTTGCGTTGCTGCCGGTGCTGGCTGACCTAATCGTATCTTTGGCTCCCGTAGTAGTCCGGCTTATCAACGCTTTCATGCCACTAATCGACGCTCTGCTACCCATCTTCATCGATCTAATCAACTTTTTGACACCGTTACTGTTGCTTGTGGCCAATATTTTGGGCGTCGTTTTGGTCGCTGCTGTGGACTTGTTCGTGGGTGCTATCGAATGGTTAGAGCCGAAACTCGCTGCGTTCGGTAAGTTCTTTAGCAAACTGTGGTTCGGTATTCAAACGCTGTTCGTCAACGTCATCAACGGGCTCATATCCAACTTCGAGAACTTCATCAACTTCTTTATCGACGGTTTCAATGCTGTTATACGGGGAGTCAACGCTGTTAGGCGAGCCTTAAAGCAGGATCCCTTGGAACTGGCTGCGCGTGTCTCGTTCGGGCGTCTAGAGGCTCCCGACTTGGTTCCGTTGGCTGCCGGCGGTATCGTTATGGGGCCAACGCAGGCTCTTATTGGTGAGGCTGGGCCGGAGGCTGTTGTGCCACTCAACAAGATGGGTTCGATGGGTGGGACATACAATATTACGGTGAACGCTGGGATGGGCACTAATGGCGCTCAGGTTGGCGAGCAGATTGTCAACGCTATCAGGAAGTATGAGCGCACCTCTGGGCCTGTGTTTGCGAGGGCGTAATGACAATAACAGTCGAATTAGGCCTTAGTAAGTCTTTCACTCTCGACGATTCGGTTGCCGGTATCATCGGATCTACCGAGTTCGTTATCGGTGGCGTATCGTTCGAGGATATTACTTCTCGCGTTCGCGCTATTAGTGTCAATCGGGGCAAGAACCGAGATCTCGATCGGTTCAATGCCGGAACACTTTCTATTGAACTAAACAACGAAGATCGCGCCTTCGATCCGTTATATACTTCCTCTCCGTTCGCTGGCAACATTGTGCCGAGAAGGGATATACGCGTTCTAGCAAACGGTACAGCGCAATATGTTGGCAAAATCCTCGACTGGAACTTTCAGTATGAACCAAACGGGCGACAAAGCGCTTCGCTACAGGCTGCCGACGCGCTAACTTTCCTGGCCCAGCAAGAACTGACCGCCGGAACCGCTACTGCTCAACTAACTGGCGAACGCGTGAACGCTGTGTTGTCGCAACCCTCAGTTGATTGGCCATTGAGTCAGAGGGTGATAGAAACTGGTAACAGTGAACTCGGGGCTGACATTTTCAGCGGTAACGCTCTCTCGTATCTCCAGAAGGTAGAACAATCAGAGAGTGGCCTTCTATTTATCGATAAGTCAGGTAACCTCGTTTTCCGCGACCGTTTGACAACACCAACAATCGATAACGTGACGGTCTTCGCTGACGACGGATCTGGTGTGCCTTATGCTCCGGCAGGATTCGATTACGGCACAGAGCAACTTTACAATCAAGTTACCGTGACTGCTCCGGCTGGCACTGCTGTCGCTAACGATGCTTTATCGCAGACACGTTATGGTATTTCTGCTGTATCGGTAGACACCCTTATTTCTGATACGGATACCGTCGACGGCCTAGCGGATTTGCTGTTGTCACGTTACAAGGAACCGGATCTAAGATTCGATGCTATACGGGTTACGGTCGACAACTTAAGTCCAGCAGATAGCGCGACAGTTTTCAGTTTAGAGATTGGAGACGTGGCGCAGGTCAAATTATCCCCCGGGAATCCTCCTGTTGGGCCGAGTATTGAACGCTATGGGCTTATTATTTCGATCGCGCACGAAATCACACCAGAAGGTCATTACATCACTTATGGATTAGGTTCGTTACAGACTTCGCTTTTCGTTATCGGTGACGCAGAGTTCGGTACAATAGGTGAGGGCGCTCCGGGCGTTCTTGGTTTTTAGGAGGCGTTGAATTGGCTGGTGCAGGGTTCAAGTCGTTCCAGGATGGGAACGTGCTTCTCGCTTCTGAGGTGAACGAATACATGATGCAACAGCAAATCATGGTGTTTGCGGATTCTACGGCTCG